ATTCTATTGTAATTGGCCTCAGTTAGTATCTAAGGAAGGTAATAAGAAAATGTTTCTTGATGAGAAATGGGCAGCACCGTTTGAACAGACGTGGATGTCATATATGTATCAGCAAACAGTAAAAGGTGAACTAAAACCAGCAATTCTTTTAGCTACCCCTTGTTACCACGAAAGATTCGAATATTATAAAGCAGAAGATAGAAGAGAGAACTAAACAATGCTTCTATATTAAATAATTTAAATGGAAGTAAAGGTACTTAATAGTTCCAATTTTACAAGTTTAAGCGCGACCTATGGTTTAGATAGTAATGTTAAATTCGGTATACAAAACCGAAACACTTACCATGGGTTCGACTTAACCTTAGATGACTGTTTATCCGCTACTAGAGATACGTCGATAAACAAATATTCATCTTTTTACCTATCAGATGCGTTTGATTATAAAGACTTTCTAGAATTAGAACAACTTCAATTACCATCTAATTATACATTTACATCTTACATTGCTGCTAATGCTACTAGTAATGTAAGATATCTTTCAGCTTTACCTGCTAATAATCAACCTCTAACTAATATAGTTTTAGCGGATTATTTTGATAGTAACTCGTTTTTTGAAGTTCATTTTTTAGATGGTAATAATTGTAAGATAAAAAATACTGAAGGTTCAACAACTAGATACTTATCATATGATTATCTTAATAATGACTTTGTAATGTTAACTGGAACTAATGTAGTCTCTCCAGGGGATATTAATACGTTTCAATATACGTATGATAAAACATTTAACGTTATCACATTTAGCAAAAAAATATTTGATAAAGTAAATTATCTTACTTACGAACAATCTAGTAACTCTTTAGCATTTGAACCGGCTCCTACAGCAAATAGATACAAACCATTTAGGGATAATGCTTTATTCAAATTAAGAATAAATGCTTCTACTATAAATGACAAACTTTCAACATCTCAATATGTATACGAAGAGAGTTTAGATAATAGAAAGTTAACTGTTGATATTAATAAAAGTGAATACACATATAAATCTAACTTTTTATTCAATACAGAATACTATAACATTAACCCTTATAACAATAAAAAGTTTGATGTTAATGTTTTAAATTTAAAGAATCAAAAAACGGTATCTAATACTCAATCTTATGGTGGTTTATTTCCTAATCACCCTACTTTCAAACATAGATATTATGAAAATTTATTTACCGGTGTTAATCAAGAAACTGGTAATTCGAATATTGGTTTAGGATTTGCTAGTTACACGTTAACAAAAGTACTTAAAAAGGATACTCTAAGTTATTTTCATATACCTTATGAAATTTATCCTTATATTAAACTTAATATAAATGATAGTAGTTTAATTTCATCCGGTGCAATTGCTAGTGATACTCCTTATTATGCAGATAAAGTGTTTAAGAAATTAAACAACTATAGAGATAGCTCACCTTTTGGAAGTGTTTCCGATACTCAAACAGGTTCATTTTTATGCACATGGTTATCAGGTGGTAAAAATATTAATGAAAAGGGTATTTGGGTTGATAGATATTACGACCCTGCTAATATTAGTTACTATGACGCTTTAACAAATCCTTCTACAGGATTAACTACTAATTTTGATGAGATTAGTAGTATGGTTAATAATGATAATAATGCTTATGATCTTTATGATGTCAAATCTAATTTAACCTTTGAAAAAGGAGCATTATATGCCTATCATCATATAGGTAATAAAAACTGTACTTCATTTATTAATAATTTATCTTCTGATTTAATTGTCGATGGGTTACCTTATTACTTCAGTTTAACTTATGATAGAAAAATTAATACTGGTGAAATAATTTTTGAAGGCAATTACTTTACAAAAACATTAACTATACCATTAGATACTATATCAGAGTTTGATAATTTTACTATTTCTTTTGATTTAAGTAATGAAAATTGGGATAGACCTTTCGGATCGCAAGTAATCGGTAATTACACCAACAGAGGGTTTGGTATTTTTAACTATAGAAAAATAACACCACATACAGTTTCATATTTTTCAAATCATATATATCTTTTTAATACTCAAGGTGTTAGAGTAAAGACCATAACAAATGATAATGAAATTGCGTGTATTCTAAAATTTGAACCTAATAGTATATTTTTAGTGTTCGATAAAAAAGGATATGTTACAAAATATAATTATATAGGTACTGCAATTGATAAACATTTCTTACCATTTTTAGATAATGAAAATGACAAATATTTTTATAGTTATGGTGATTATGCATTCATTTTAGTAAGTAATACTTGGTATAGATTAGATATAAATTCGTTATTTTATAAAGATCAATCTGAATTAGACTATAATGAAGTAAGAGTAGGTATTAATTACCAAGGTATTGTTGCAGATAAAACAACGGTGTATTTATTATCTGGTACTAATCCTAAAGTATATAACAATGAAATTTACTTTAATAGTAATACATCTATTCAATATTATAATATAGATACAACAAAAATAGGTCTTAAAGTAGAAGGTAATATTTTAGATTACACATTTGATAATGCTGGTAATTTTTATTGTTTATACGATAAAGACAAAATTGTATCAATTGATAGTTATGATAATATCACTTATAATGATAGACTTTCCTCAATAACCGGGTTTGATAACAGTTTAGGTAAAGGTATTGACTTAATTGATGAATTTTATGGTGGTAAAAAAATAGATAATTATCTTTCTATTGTAAGTTTAAGTTCAAATAATGTAGTCGGTAGGGTAGCTTACACAAGAACAAAAACAGACTTTACAGAATCAGTCAACACCATTACTGGAAATGAATTAAGCTTAGATAGTTTTCCCGTTAATTATAACATTAACAATTATAACTATTTGAGAAACAATTATGATAATGGAGAAAATATTTGCTGTAAGATAAAATTACCTAACATTTATGATGTGCAGACATTTGAAACCGGTACATTAGTTTACCCTCTATCTAATTTATCTCCAGGTTATCATAACTTTACTGTAACGTTTGATACTGTTAATGGTTTGTTTAACTTTTATATTGACGGTAAAAACGTTGATACATATCCATTTGACAGTGGTAAATATAGTTTTGGTACAATATTTGACAATGCAATGTATATTGGAACTGAACCAAGTTACGGCAATAATAAACTAAATGATAATCTAAATGATATCAATTATTATAATTACGGTAACTTTAAGTTGAAAAACTTTAATATGTACAATACACCATTATATCTATATGATATAGCTAATATAATTAGAAGTAGATATAAGATTAATGATTTATTATTTGAGTTACCTACAGGTAAACGCAGTTACGTTGAAAATATCGATAAATTCTTTAAGAATAAATTACCTGGTAGAAAGAGTAACTTACTAAACGTTTCAATTCAAGATACAGGTATTACTGAAACTGCATTACAGCAAGATATTACAGAAGAAATATTTGCAAATATAAGAAAGGTTTTACCAGCTAATACTAAACTTAACAAAGTTGTTTGGGAAAAAGATAATGATTAATATTTCAACAGAGTTTAATGACTATAGTTATTCGTTTAACAGAACACTAAGTTCTGTGATTGAACTTCCATACAATAAATCTGATATTGAAATAGGAGTTAATGAGTTAGCTAATGGATATAACTTTAATACAAGTTTAGATTTACTACAATCTAATTTGTTATACCTTTACTCAGTATCAAAATATGCCAATCCTGATTTACCCAAACAATATCAAGGTTGGTTAGGTACATATTACCCATCATTTACAGATTTAAATGTAACAATTAGAGGTAATTTTTTCTATTCTGGAGTTACATTTAATGATGATGGTAGTGTTAACACCAATTCAATACCTTACTTTTATATTTCAGATAAAGACGGTAATAATTATAATTTTGTTTTTACTTATAATGAAATATATAACCCTAAAGTTAATTTTTTACCCGCTGGTCAGAATGCATCATTTGATATTTCAAGTACTTACAACGGTAATAAACTATCAGTTGAAGCAGTTAACAAACAATTAACTGCATATGGGTTTACTTCATCATATACTGAAGAATCAAATGGCGTTTTACAATTAAACATCACTAGTGAAGACGGTGGTGTATTTTTTGGTAATAAAAATCCTGAAACATATTCAAGTTTGTTTGGAAATAACGTTAATGTAACAGTAACTCAAGGTTATAGCCCTTTTGAATTTAGCATTTATAATGAAAGTGTGAATGATGTATTAGCTAACCCTTCTAATTACGATAATATTAATAATTTTTCAATTGCACCGGGTTCTTTATCTGGATTTAATGTTTTATTTTTATGTTCTGATAATAGAATTCAGTCATTAAGTGCTAATTTATATAGTTCAGATGCTAATGACTATACTTTTTTAAATTATACAGAAACTTACGGTGAATATAATAAATTAGATTTCTTAAAAATTAACAGTTCAGCCTATTATAATCATAGTTTATATGTTTCTGACGAATTGAGAAATAATATTGTAAGAATGAACGTTGCTGGTTTCACTAAATCTGGTAGTCATAGATATAATAAATTTTATGAGACTGAAATAATAGGTGGTGAGGGTGAAGTTAGAGATAATTATTCGTTTAGACAACCTAAAATTGTAGATTTTTATAATGGTTATCTTTACGTTTTAGACCAAGGTAATCAAATGGTTAAAGTTTATGATGAAGATTTAGGCTTTGTAAGAAATATAAGAAAAGCTGAATTTTATAAAAATAACTTACCTGTTTCTGTAAAACTTTTTAACGATAAATTTTATTGGCTTACCAAAGAGGGTAAATTAACCACTCTTGATTTAAATTTAAATGTTTTAACAGTTGTAGATGTATCAGTTAATAGTACGCAAGAAGAAGAATTTTTAGATTTGGTTATATCTCCTATCAATAATATTTTCTATGTGTTAACTAGAACCAATGTATACAAATATTTTACTGATAATGAAACATTAATTGGTGTTTTTGATTTAACTAAAATAGGTATACCTAAAAAAGATGTTTGTTGTTTTCAATTTATGAATTTAATTGAATCTAAAAATGAACAAGATTTAATTTACATTTATAGAAATACAAACGGTAGAGGTATGTTGTTAGGATTTTTAGAGGATGAAAATTATTTAAATTTATTATCTGATTATAATTTTGACATTTTTAGTAAAGAAGAATTACATCTTAAAAAGGAAGAATTTGCTTCAAGTTTAGCATATAATAAATCCCTTTATAAAATTTTAAACAACACTTTACAATTAAGAAATTTCATTTATAGGAAAGTTAATGCAAATATGAACAATTCAGGGGCGTTAATTTTTTCAGGTATAACTTATTTTGATCCTTCTGAATTACCTATTACTAATTATAAGACTGATATGAATAATTATATAGGTACCAATGAAATATTCTCTAGAGCAGTTGTTAATAGAGTGCTTAATAAAGTTTTAGATTTACAACTTCAACTTTTAACTTTATTCAAAACTAACATTACCCCTCCGCCTAGAAAATCTAATTATCTAGAATCAGATAACAATGGATTAATGTTAGAGACATTTCCTTTAAACCCGTTAGACTACTTTGTATTAGAAGATAGTGTGTCTGGCAGAGATTATATACTGCAGGAATACGCTTTGATACCACAGAACAATAATTAAATAATAAAAAATGCCTAGTCAAAAGATTTCAGAATTAAATCCCGCAACAGCAGATCAAGTGTACCCTGATGATTTGCTTACTTTTGTTGATGTATCTGAACCTAACGTAGAAATAATTAATAAACACATCACAACAGATAATTTTGCAGCTTACTTAAAGGATTATACTAATCTTTTTCCAATACCTTTTAACAGTAATTTTATTATTCCGGATGCTTACATAAACGGGGTTGCAACTCGTATTGCAAGTAAAGTTGCTGGACAGACAGTAAATCTTGGAGATGTAAAAGCGTTTAAATTTGACGAATATGGTAGAGTTTATAATTACGATGAAGCCTCTTCTAATCAATCTTCAGAAGAAATATTTTTAGCCGCTGGTACTGCATCTTCTTGGTACAAAACCAAAGTTACTTCTAATACAAATAGCCCTCAGCCTGCTGGTGGTTTGGCATATGAAGCTTCATCCGTGGGAGTTGGAGATAGCAATTCAGGATATTTTAATGCTGATAGTTATTGGAGCCCCGTAGATTTTAACAAAGCAACTTATCCAGATTCTCAAAAAATTAACTATAGTGATCGACAAGAAAATGATACAGATTGGAGCCATTACTTTAGTAAAACATACGGTAGGTTTAAAAAATCCATTATAAAAATGAATCAAGGTAATGGGTATGATACTAGAACTCAGTCCTCATCTAATATTTATATTGAAATTGACTGGGTTAATGGTAAAGTAATCGGTAATGGTGTATTATCAGGTATGAATAATTATAACGTTTCATTTTTAATGAACAGCACTTTAACCGCAGGTATTAATACTATATTAGGTACAGTAAATCAAAACGGTTATGTTGCAAACCCAAGGTTAATAATTGATTATCCTAATAAACAAATCATTGGTTTACCTTTATGTAATTTAATTTTAAGAAACCAATATAGAAATAGTTCTGTACAAATAAGTTTAGTTCAAACAAATCTTATATAATGCCTAAAAGTAGTATAACACAATTAGTTTCTGCAGCAAAAAGTGAATTAGCTTATGATGATTTACTTATTGGTACGATACCCGGTAACACTAATTATAAAATTAATTTACAAAATTTTGTAAGTTATTTGAAAGATTATTCTACTGCTTTATTTCCTATTCAGTTTAATGAGAGTTATATTAATTTTAACAATACTTCTTCTTCAGTATCTTTAACTAACAAAAATATTAACGAAATAGAAACCGTTACATTTGACGATAACGGTTGTGTTGTAAATATTACAGATAAATCTACACCAGTCAGTGACAGAACTGATTATTATATGGGATCTATTTCTACTGTAGATTTTGCTTTTGGTGAGGAATGGGGTAGAGGTTATTTTGACAAATATTTTAGACCACAAGCTAACGGTCATAAAGCTATAACAAACCCAACTATCAGGTACAGTAATAATATATCTTACTCAACAACAACTGGAGATTGGAGTTTACTTTTTGACAAATCTTACGAAGGGTTTAGAAAATCTATTATCACATATAATCATGCAAGATTAGATACTTCTGGAAGCCATGAAACTAATAGCTATTATACTTTTTATATATACTGGGACGGAGAAAATAAAACAAAAGTACTAGGTACTAATCTTATTGAAATACAAGATGATTATTACCTTACTGGTTCTTATATATGGAAACCACAAATTTTGCAAGACAATAATGCATATAAACCAGTTCAAAGTTATTCGATACTTTCACAAAATAGAGGACAACTTTTAATGCAGTATATTGAGGTAGATGGTAAAAATAAAAAAATTAATAAACTACCAATGGTACCTATTGTAGCTCGCGCAAACAGAGAAACACATACTATATCAATAACTATAGAAAACTTTGCTTAAATATTTTTATGGCAAACGTAATAGACTGTAGTGCAGCATCGCCACTAAGTTCATTTTACTCCACTAATCTTAATAACGTTATTTGCGGTTATAATAGATTAGGTGAACGTATCTCACGTTCATTAGGAGCTCCACTTGTTAATGTTGAAATACATCAAGACCAGTTGTATGAAAACATTAGTATAGCTGTTGAAATGTTTACAAAGTTCGCAGGCTTTACTCGTGAATATCTTATTTTTAATTCTGAACTTTACGAAAGGGGTAAAGGTATTAGACTTGATGTTTTGTTTTCTGCTTCTAGAACTGCAAACGCTGATACAGTAAAGACAGATATACCAACCACTGAGGCTCAAAAATTAAACCCTAATTTCAATTTTAGATACGAAGAAAAATGCGGTAAACAATTTGCTCCTCTTTATGAATTAAGTAAGATGGTGATTGGCGAAGCAGCAAACCCCTATATATTTCAAGTAGGTAATCAGCTTAAACCTGATCAATTAGCTCTTAATCAAAGTTATGATTATTTGTTAGATGAATATAGAAAAGTTGTATCAGTAAGAGGTTTTGAAGAAGGATCTTCTGACGGTGTTAATACACTCTTTACTATTGAACAAACATTAGCTCAACAAACATATTTTAGTTACTCAATGGGTAATTACGGATTTGACTTAATCAGTTGGTACGTGTTAAAGAACTGGTTAGATACTCGTGAAAAAATGTTAGCATTGAGAAAATCAATTAACTTTAATGAACGTACTCAGTACATGCAAATGTACCCCGAACCTAAAGATACTAATTTCTGGGGTACAATTGAATGTTATGTTGAAAAGCCTATTTCATGGGTCATTAAAGAAGAATGGATTTATCAATACGCTCTTGCGTTATCTAAAATTGTTGTAGGTAGAGTAAGAGGTAAATATGGTAATGTTCAATTGTTTGGAGGCGGTGTTCTCAATTATGACTTATTAGAAGAAGGACGTACTGAGAAAGAACGTTTAGAAGAGCAATTATATACCGGTGCTTCACCTGGCATGGGTGATGCTGAACCAACCTTGTTCTTGATTGGCTAGTTGTAAATATTTACATGCCGTTTAAGCAAGGTGTTTTCAATCCAAAGTTAAGAGAAAAATATAAAGGCAAAAAGCTCCCAGTCTATAGATCAGGCTGGGAGTTAAAATTTTTTAGATGGTGTGATTGTAACCCTAACATCATTGCTTGGAATAGTGAAGGTGTGATTATACCTTATAAGAGTCCACTTGATGGTAGAATTCATAGATATTTTGTAGATGGTTTAATTACTATAAAAGAATCTACTGGAGCTAAAACATACCTAATTGAAATCAAACCTTCTTCTCAAGTAAAGGCTCCTGAGCCTAAAAAGTATAAAAGAAAAACCACTATGTTATATGAACAAAAAACCTGGGTAGTTAATCAAGCTAAGTGGGAAGCTGCTGAAAAATGGGCTAAGAAAAAAGGTATTGAGTTCAAAATACTTACAGAAAAAGAGCTTGGATGTTAAAAAAATATAATTTCTGTATAAATAATAAATAAGATGTCTTTCAGATTACTAGTAGAGAATCCGGCGCCTAAAGAGGCTTTTGAATATATCATTGAAGAAAAGAGTACAGGTTCAGGCCAGACTCTTTATATCAAAGGTCCTTACATGATGGCTGAAGATGTAAACCGCAACAAACGTTACTATCCAAAGGATGAATTACAGCGTGAGGTAGACCGTTACATGCGTGAAATGGTTAAAGAAAATAGAAGTATGGGTGAGTTAAACCATCCAACATCTGCTGAAGTTGACCTAGAACGTGCTTGTCATATGGTTACAGACCTTTGGTGTGAAGGTAATATGTTCTACGGTAAATCTAAAGTTCTTTCTACCCCTTGTGGTCAAATTGTTAAGAGTTTAATTAATGACGGTGTAAAAGTCGGTATGAGCTCTAGAGCATTAGGTCAGTTATCTGAAGAAAAAACACGCCCTGGTGTTAGTAGGGTATCTGAAATGAGATTGGTTGCAGTTGATTGTGTATCCGATCCTTCTTGCCCAAAAGCATTTGTTAATGGTATATTAGAATCTAAGCAATTTGTATTAGCTAACGATGGTAGATGGCAAGAGACGTATGAAACTTTTGAAGAAAGTTTAAAAACCTTACCTAAAAAAGAGTTAAACGATTATTTAAAAGATCAAATTATTGACTTTTTAGATAAAATTGGACGATAAAGTATAAATAATAGATATATATCATATGACACAGCACCGTAAAGAAATAAAAAGTTTTATTAAAAATATTATCAATGGGGAGTATAAAAATGCCCATGGTAATTTAGCTGCTGTTGTTGAAGATAAAATGAAGCAAAAAATTAAAAAAGCTTCTAAACAAAGACTCTTTTAACTATGGAAAACATCACTGACATACTCCAAGAAAAAGCTCAAGACATCCTTACAGAGGATACATTGCAGCAAATTGAAGAAGCATTTAACAAGAAAGTTCAGCTTCATGTCGAGGCTGCTCTAGTTAAACAAGATGACGAATATGCTGCTAAGCTCGAGCATTTGCTTGAAGCTATTGATTTAGATCACAGCAAAAAGTTAGATAAAGTCGTAGAAGCAATTGATAAGAACCACGCTGAGAAAATGATTGCTGTGGTTGAGAAATACAGCAAAGCTCTTACAACAGAAGCAGCTGAATTTAAAAACGACATCGTTAACAAGGTCAGTAAGTACCTTGATATTTACCTCGAAAAGCTCGTACCTCAGAAGAGCATTAACGAAGCCGTTAAGAATAAGAGAGCTAATAAGATGCTCTCTGAGATGAGAAAAGTACTCGCAGTTGACGCTGCTTTACAGAAGCAAGCTATCAAGGACGCTATCGTTGATGGTAAGTCTAGAATTGATGAGTCTACTGCTCAGGTTGACGAAATGAGTGCAACACTCAATAAGTTAGCCAAAGAAAATGCAGTTCTTAAAGCTCAGCTTACACTTGAAAGCAAGTGTTCTGACCTTTCTGAAGATAAAGCTGCGTTTTGTAAGAAAGTCCTCACAGGTAAGTCTGCTAAGTTTATCAATGAGAACTTTGATTATACATTGAAGATGTTTGACAAGAATCACGAAGAACATCTTGAAGTTTTGCATGAGCAAGCAAAAAGACAGAACTCCGTTTCTAAAGATGTTGATAGACCTACTCAAGTATTGAAAGAGTCTAAACAGCAGTCTGAGAAAGAGAATCCGTACTTTAACGCTTACTTAGGCGAACTTGGTAAGTACTAATCTCATTAAGTTTACCCTTTAATATATTAATTTCCAGCGCTCTTGGTAGAGTGCTAACAAACCCGTATACATAAAATTATGAATACTATTAGACCAACACAAGCCTATATCGATCAGAATAGGGCAAAGGCATTGTTGGAAAAGTGGGGTCCTGTTTTGGACTACTCTTCTGACAATGTAAAACAAATCGAAGACGATCATATGCGTCTTAACACGGCCATGCTCTTGGAAAACCAAGAGACTTGGTGTTTAAACGAAGCTAACGTATCCGGTGGTACTCCATCTGCTTTCAGTAATGGTAATGTCAACATCGGTCAGTATGGTAATCAGATCCCTAATACTTATAGCCAAGGTGATACTTACGCAACCGGTGATTTCCGTTTGCCTAAGATTTTGATTCCTATGATCCGTCGTACGTTCCCTGAGTTGATTACTAACGAAATCGTTGGTGTTCAGCCTATGAGCGGACCTGTTGGATTAGCTTTTGCTTTACGTTATAAATACGAAACAGACGCTCTCGGTAATGGCGTTGACGGTATTGGACAGGGTACTTATGGTACTGCTCAGAATACTGCTAACAACATTACTAATGGCGCTAGTGGTACAGGTTCTGGTACTAATGCTGATGGTACAGAATTAGGTTACCAGTTCTTAGATACACGTTTTACCGGTACCTCTTCTCAGCAGTTATCTGGTTTAGGTGCAGGTTCTGACTTCCCATTCGTTACTCAGGACGGTGGTGTTGCAAAACTTCTTGCTAACTTTGAGTTAACCGGACGTATTCCTCAGGTAGTTGTCAGCTTTGAAAAGACAGCTGTTGAAGCTGGTACACGTCGTTTGGCCGCTCGTTGGTCTGTTGAGCTCGA